CGGCAGTTTCCCGCGAGTTTTTGCCTTAACTAGCGTTAGCGCATGTCGTCTCCGCTGCGTCTGGCTCAGGACGTAGCTAAAGGGGGGGCGACCATGGGGATTTGGCAGGCACACCTTTGGTAAAGAAACTGCATGGCCGTCGACGGTGTCGTTAAACCGTAGCACAAGAGCCCCAGAGCACACTGGGTAAAAGAAGCCACTGTCCAGTGCCGACAAGCGTAGGACATTGAATTACAACTGTTTTTCTGAGGGATGTGAGCCCCATAATTCTCGCACGTGGTAGAAAGGCCTTGATACACCACGTTAATTTTAGTCTGGGGTCGGTTGGGCGTCCAAAGTCCGTTTACTTTACCAAACATGACAACTTCTTTATCTTTGCTTTCTGCTCCCGTTCCCGTCTGGCGGCCAGCTGTCGAGGCTGTTGCTGTGGGCACCGTTGGACTCCTGGTTGTTTGGGGTTTTGCCTTGCTCGTGGCTTTTGCTTTGGCAGTTTTGGTCTTCTTTCGTGGTTTCCTTTCTGTTGTTTTTGTTTGGTTGCTCAGTGTCTTGGCCAGGACCTGGGTGTTAGCACGTTCGCCCTTTTGGGTTTTGTTTGCTGTTTTTTGGCCCGCTTCCGCTGTCTCCAAGGCGGAAGTCGCTCCTGGTGTGCCTTTAGGCACGGAAACCGATGGGTTTGGACAACCCACAGGTCTACTTGGAGAAGGAGGTGCAACTGAGTTTCGCTCGGTGCCTCTCGGAATACATTTGTATTCCAGACCCCGGAGGCGTGCCGTTTGGGTGCGCCGGCTTCAAAGTGTTTTGGGTGTGGCCCCTGGTGTTGTGGGACAGCTTGTGCGAGGGCGGTGGCTACCAGACCTCCCTTCGCCTGAGTTTTCTCTTGGCACCAACCTCACTCTGGCACATTTGGAAGAAGGGGTAAGGATCCTTGGTGGGGGATCCGTCCAGACGAAACCAAGAGGTTCCGACGAACCTGGCTGTGAGGCCTACCTCGTCGTTGAGCTTTCTGACGGTTCTAGGGAGGTTGTGTTCCCTAGTCTCTTGGCTACGTTATCCTCTTACTCGCTGCTCAGACAGCGGGACGCGACCCTTGTTGGTGCTCTACGGCTTCGTGCGGTGGAGTGGTGCAGGGGGGTCGGTCTTTCCAAGGCCGCTACCTGGGCTGCTGTGCCTTCAGCGTTCAGGTTCGCGTGGCAAGTTTCTCCTGCTGAGTGTAGGCTCAGGGATTCTCTTGCCGGGGGGCCAAGTTCACCCCTGTGGTGGTCTTCGGCTTAGGCCGGCCCGATTGCTACCTACGGCCGTTGTCATGGTGAGGTTGGAGTCACCTTGGTTGACGGTGCGTCCCTGGACGTTAGTAGGTGTGATTGGGCTTGTGATGACCATTGTAGGAGGCAAATGTGGGTTGCGTGTGTCACCGGCTTGCCAGGCACGTGGGTGCCGGCGGTACACGCAAGCTGCGCACACAACGAGGTCGCTGCTTTGGTCCTGCGGTCTCTGGCTCCAACGCCACTCCCGGCTGATGCCTCTCTGGGGCCAGGTCCCTTGTCTGTTTTTGGACGGCTTGGGGTTTTGGCTAGGGCTTATGGCGGGAAAAGGTGGAGCTACCTGCAAACGGCGGAATCTTATAGTGGTTCTCTCCGTCGTAGATACATGGAGGCAGAACGCTCTCTGAGGGTTGACGGTCCGTTGCGCTCGTCGGACGCCTACCTTAGAGCGTTTCTGAAAGCTGAGAAGTTGGGTAGTGGCAAGGTCCAGAAACCTAGGATGATTTTCCCCAGGTCACCTAGGTACAACCTTACACTAGCTTCTTGGCTGAAGCCTTTCGAGCACTGGCTGTGGGGCCGTGTCACAGCTAGAAGGCTCTTCCGTGGTTCGAATAGCAGGGTTGTGGGTAAGGGCCTTTGCCCGCGCAGACGCGCTAACCTCATTGTACGCAAGTTCAATGGGTTCCGTGAATGCGTTTGTTTTGAGGTTGACGGTGCTGCTTTCGAAGCTCACGTCTCTCAGGGTCAGGTGGATGCTGAACATGCTTTCTATCTCAAGGCTTTCAAGGGCTGTTCTGAGCTAGCGAGTGTGTTGTCGCGCCAGCGCTTTGTTGGTGTGACTCCTTCAGGTTGCAAATTTTCTCGTCCGGGTGGTCGGGCCAGCGGTGACTTCAACACCGGCATGGGTAACACGGTTATCATGTTGGCTGTCCTTGTTTCCGTTTTGAAGTCCTATCGCGTCAAGTTTGACTTACTTGTCGATGGTGACAATGCGCTGGTCTTTCTCGAGTCTGGCGACTACCCGGGCGTGGTCCGTGAGTTTCAACGTGATGTGGAGATCTGTTCTGGTCATGAGATGACGCTAGAAAAGCCAGTGTCGTACATTGAGGCCATCCGTTTTGGAAGGTCAGCCCCGGTTTTCTTGGGCCATGGTTTGGGCTGGACCATGGTTAGGGAGCCTGAGGCCATTTTGTCTGGGGCGTTTGCTTCTCACAGGTGGCTGAGGGAACCGGTGTTTGGCATGCGTTGGGTTAATGGGGTTGCGCGCTGTGAGCTTTCCTTGGCTCTTGGCGTTCCCGTTATCCAATCGTTTGTTCTCAGTGTCCTTAGGCAGACGGAGACGCGGAAGGCGGTGCCTGCGGACGCACTTCTCGACTACTTGGCGGTCGGGGCGTGGTTTGCGCGAGCAGAGGATGCTGTCGAGGTGACACGCGAGTGTCGCATCAGTTTCGAGCGTGCGTTCGGTTGGTCTACCGAACGTCAGTTGGACGCCGAAAGGCGCCTGGGCTCTGTTGTGGTCGGCACCCCTGTGTCGGTCTCAGCATTTCCAGCTGTTACGTCTTGGGTCGAAGCTGATCCAGGTCTCTACGAGGCCTGGTTCGACAACCACATTTGGAAGTGATGGTTTTAAGCGGTGGGTCCGTGTAGTGCCCCATACCTGAACGGATGGTTGTTGCTCGCGTGTGTCGCTTGTGTATCAACCGGCTAGTAAGGGGCGTGGCGTGGTCAGTCACACGTTGTCTGCAGTGCAGTTCAGTCTAGCGCGGGGCGTTGCGTGAGGGATGTCGCGGCACGTGGGTCAGGGTTTGTCTCCTGACTTGCAAGCACACTTCGGAGAAACCGGTTGCCATAGCGCCTTTTGTTGAGGGTCCATTGTCAACATCACCACCATGTCCGGATCATGGTGGTTTGGCGAGATTCCGGGGCTTAGGGCGCCTCAGAAACCCCGGGCCAGAGGGCCGGGCAGTTGTTCGAAATCCTTCGGGTGGGCCTGTGCAACTGTCAGATAGGTAGCTG